CCTTTGTTGTCTCTAACAAGACTGTTATGAAAGATTGTGAGGAATGCTACGCTGAGCAAGCTGCTGATAGTTTTAACTATGCTGATAATGATTACCTTACATTTCGTAAGGAAGCGCAGAAGGAAGTCAACTATCTGGTCAAAGAGTTTGAGATGAAGAAGTCTGCAGACCAGTATGCTCGCTCTAGCACTGCAAAGACTGGTGTGCTTGACACATCTAAACTCCACACTTTCAAGTGGAATGAAGACCTTTTCAAGAAGATTAACGTTGTCCCTGACGGTAAGAATCATGGATTGATTTTTATCCTTGATTGGTCTGGGTCTATGGGCGGTATTCTTCGGAATACTGTTAAGCAACTTTTCAACATTGCATGGTTTTGTAAGAAGTGTCAGATTCCTTTTGATGTCTATGCATTCACCAACAACTACTGGCCCGATCGTAACTTCGACTATCGTGATGAGCTCTATGAAACTTCGCATCCTCACCACGAAACAGTTGATGGATATATCGAGATTCAATCAAACTTCCGTATGCTGAATATGGTTTCCTTTGATGGAAAGAGTGGCAAGAAACTTGAGAAACAATTGCGAAACTTCTGGCGCATCGTTGGTGGTGAAATCATGTATTGTGGTTACAGGAATCCTGCTGGTTATGGTCTCTCTGGCACCCCTCTCAATGAGGCAGCAATCTCTCTGACTGCTATTATCCCTGACTTCCTCAAGCGCAACAAAGTCCAGAAGACTAACGTTGTGATTCTGTCTGATGGTGAGGCACAGTCAATCTCTTACAATCGTAAGTTGCACTACGGTGGTGAATCTAAGTTTGGTCGCCGTCACATCGAGCGTGATTGTGTCCTGCGTGACCGTCAGACTGGTCGCGTCTATCCTGCCTTTGATGGTGGTTACTACAGCAGTGGTGACCTGACTACCAGCACCTTCCTCAATGCAGTCCGCCATAGATTCCCTGACATCAATCTGATTGGTATCCGTCTTCTCAGCGGTCGTGCTCTCAACACGGCTATGGCAACTGGTCGGTGTGAGACTCCTTATGAGAAAGTCCAGAAGCAGTGGAAGAAAGAGAAGACTGCTGCAGTGCCAGAATTCAATGGTTATCAGATGATGTATTTCATGTCTGCTAATGACCTGCATGATGATGACACTGGTATCGATGTCCCAGAGGATGCTACCAAGACTCAAATCAAGAATGCATTCAAGAAGTCCCTCGTCAAGAAGGGAGTCAATAAGAAGATGCTCTCTTCCTTCGCGACCATGGTCAGTTGAGGCACTGTCCTCTCTGACCTAAATACTGGTCAAATTGCTCTATAATAACTACATCAACAAAAGACACTCAATGGCATTCTCTGCTGAATTCATCCGCGCACAACTTGCTGACCTCTATGGCAACAACATCAATGCATCTAACATTCGTGACTGGTGTGTCGGTCAAGATGTCACCTACCAAACCGTGACTAAAAAACTTGACCAATACAAGATTGGTCGTGGCGAATGGAATCTTACCGTACGGGAGCAAATGGAGCAAACCTACCAGTCTAGCCCTGCAAATATTACCGAGCAGGAATCTCAAAATCTCATTCCAGATAAAGATGATACCTTTGTTCCTTTTGGTAGCTTCAGCGATGTCAAGAAAGTTATTCAGTCCCGTATTTTCTATCCTGTCTTCATTACAGGTCTCTCTGGCAACGGCAAAACATTCTGTGTGGAGCAATCTTGCGCTCAACTCGGACGCGAAATCATCCGTGTAAACATTACCATTGAAACCGATGAAGACGATCTTATTGGTGGGTTCCGCCTTGTTAATGGCGAAACAGTATGGCACAATGGACCAGTTATTGAAGCCTTGGAGCGCGGAGCAGTCCTGCTTCTGGATGAAGTGGACCTTGCATCTAATAAAATTCTTTGCCTTCAGTCCATCCTAGAAGGTAACGGTGTCTTCCTTAAGAAGATTGGTAAATATGTTAAACCTGCTGTCGGATTCAATGTTATTGCAACTGCAAATACTAAAGGTAAAGGCAGCGATGACGGTCGCTTTATTGGCACCAATATTCTTAATGAGGCATTCCTTGAGCGATTCCCGATCACCTTTGAGCAGTCATATCCTTCTGCAAAGGTAGAGTCTGACATCCTGCGTAAGGTTGCCGAGCAACTTGATTGCTACGATGCTGACTTTATTGACCGCCTGGTTGCTTGGGGTGAGATTATCCGTAAGACCTTCTATGATGGTGGCGTGGATGAAATCATCTCCACCCGTCGCCTGGTGCATATCATCCGTGCATTCTCTATCTTCAAGAAGCGCAGCAAAGCAATTGAAGTTTGTGTCAATCGTTTCGATGACGAAACAAAGTCGTCATTCATGGAATTGTATGGTAAGATTGATGCAACTGTCGATGATGCCGATGTTTGATGACCTTCCTCGCCACACCCTCATCCGTAAAAAAGATGGGGGTATTTTTTTAACTAAATGCAAAGTGCATCAACTTATGCATGGTGAGAAAGTGCCTTGCTATCTGGGTCATCGATATCTAGATGATGAGGCTCTTGACTATGAGCCTGGCACATGTTATATTGATAATATTGACCACGTTATAAATTATGAATCCACACCACTGGAAGTATAATGAGGAAGAAATCCTCAAAGAGTTGAAGGAATATATTTCCTCTACTTATAACCAGCACTATTCTGCTGGCACTGACAAAATCCAAACCCTTGACCTTATTGAAGCATGTGGTGATGGTGAATCATTTTGCAGAAGCAACATCTTGAAGTATGCTTCTCGGTATGATAAGAAGGGCACTGCCCGCCGAGACCTTATCAAGATTCTCCACTATGCAGTCCTGCTACTGCACTTCAATGATAAAAATGCACAACGTGAAGATTACAACCAATGAGTACTATTGCCCTTTCAAAGACCACAATCGAAATCCTCAAAAATTTCTCTACAATCAATACATCGATTGTCATTAAAGAGGGCAACGTCCTTCGCACTATCAGTAACGAAGAAAACATTCTTGCTACTGCGACAGTGGAAGAAACGTTTCCACAAACGTTTGCTATCTATGACTTGAATCAATTTCTTGCAGGTCTTTCTTTGTTTGAAAGTCCTAGTCTTGTGTTTGACAATGATGACTATCTGATTATCAAGTCTGGTCGCTCCCGTGTGAAATACTATTTCAGCGACCCTGAGATTACTCTCAAGACTGCACCTGACAAGAAGGTAAACTATCCTGGGTCTGATGTTACCTTCTCTCTGTTTGCTAGTGACCTGTCGTCATTCAATAAAGCATCCAACGTTTATAAACTTCCCGACTTCGTAATCAATACAGAAGATGAGATTCTTCTTTCTGTCTGTGACCTTGAAAACGATACCTCTCACGTCTATGATGTAACAGTAAAAGGTGAGTTTGAGGGTAGTCACAATCTCCACCTCAAGGTTGAGAATCTGCGTCTAATGCAAGGTGACTATAATGTTGGTGCCTCTAAGCATCTCATTACAGAATGGAAGCATACTGACCTTGACCTCACCTATTACGTTGCATTGGAGCCCTGATGAAACACATCCTTTTTACACTCAAGGAGTGTAACAAATCGTTCTTAGATGACGAGAAGTTTGTAAGGGATGTAGTTTATCAGGCATCAATTAAATGCAATTCAACTTTGCTAGCATTGCATTCTCATAAGTTTGACCCACAAGGTGTAACTTGTGTAGCAATGTTAGCAGAGAGTCACATCAGCATTCATACTTGGCCTGAGTTAGGTATGGCAGTGTGCGACATCTTTACTTGTGGTGAGCATACCAAACCCAAGAAGGGTGTAGAATATATGAAGATGATGCTTGATGCTGATAGCATTGTCAGTAAATCTTTTAAGAGACCTTTGGAATGAGTAAAAACTTTTTGTGGGTGGAGGAGTATCGTCCTCGTAAAATCGCTGACTGTATCCTCCCCAATTCGTTAAAGAAAGTATTCACGGGATTTGTTGAGCAGGGTGAGATTTCTAATATCATGCTCTCTGGTCCCCCTGGTGTCGGTAAGACTACCGTTGCCAAAGCACTGTGTGAAGAGTTGGGACTTAGTTACATTGTTAT